TTAGAATGTATCTTACTTTTTCTATAACTTCATCTGCTGTCAAATTTTTAATGTCATTGATTGTAAGTTTATCAGTGCCTGCAGTTGTACTGCCTGCATTGTTTTTGATGTTTCTGTACGCAAGCAAAATATTTTCTCGGCTGATTACTAGTTGGTTTAGATTTGTGAAAGTTTCGCCGCGTTTTGCCCGCTCGTACAATTCGCTGTAAATGTCTTTTTTTGGCATAAGGCGTCGCCTCCTTTCGGTGGCAATTCCTTTTTGTCTTGCACGAATCCTTATTCGATTGATTGATTTATTCAGCTGTCAAAGACTTGAGCCCATCCCTCCAACTTCATTACAAAGCCTTCATTGGTTCGAGCTCTACTTTTCAGCGCAGATTAAGCAGCTTATTTTCTTCGTCGGCTTACTAAGCGTTTGATACCTTTCCTTGTTCCAATTACCCTATCTGTACATTTAGCCTTAGGTTTCAACTATGAGCCTGCAAGCTTGTTAACGCCTTTAACGTTATAAGGTCTTTCATAGTTGAGATTTTTACTAAACCTCACTTGCCCCGCCGTAGCGGTATATTCATTTCTAAATATTCCTCGTTTAGACCCGTACATTCGCTGATTCGTCAGTTGCGCCTTGCAACATTCTAACCTTAGCTACTCTCTGCCGCCTTTATCGAGCTTATGACGTTGCCGCCATTCGGAGTATCAAAGAGAGCGTTTCTAGGCGTTACCCCTTCATTCCACCCTTCGGGTAATCAGTTCGCTTACGCGCAGTAACTTTTCACTATTGAACAAGTCGCACTAACGTAGTAATTGCCGCCGATTAATTCCAGTTTCAAAAGAATCCCTCATTGACGCTTGAAGTAAAATCTGAATATGCTATAATTGGCGTAAAGAAATTAGGTATTCCACAATTTATCAGAGGTTGTATTTAGTGCTTTTGCAATTTTGTTACCAATAATCACGTTTGGAAGAGTTTTTCCGCTTTCGTATTTTTGGTACAAACGAAGTACCACTCCAACTTCAAGTGCGACTTGAGCTTGTGTCTTACCGGATTTTTCACGAACTGTTTTAATTGCCGTGAAGGTTTGCAATTCACCTCATCTCCTTTAATCTATAGCACCACTTATGTGAGATTTTCCGTTTTAACAAAGTGAACGAAAAAATTAACGAATACGGCTAAAAATTCCTAAAAGAAAAAGATAATAGCGACGAAGTGCAATTTATAAACTGATTTAATTACAGATGAATTGTTGGTAAATTCCGGATTTGGAATTAGAGATTTTATTTCATTTGACCGAACAGAGTTGAAATTGCTATTCAAAGCGGATTTTAATTCTTATAAAAAAATTATATTGCGCGGAATATGGACATTTTCTTTGAGCTGCGAAGAACGAATTAAAGAAATGTACAGTTATTTTGATTCAATGCGCGGCTGAATTTATCTGCGCCCGTTTTATTGAGAATCAAAACAACTCAATTTCGAGGCGATAAACTCTTTCGGCAAGAGCCATATCTAAAAGTTCCTGCAAATATTTAAAATCGTGAATTTGAAAGCCCTGTTGTTTGCATTCGTCAACGATACGTTCAGCAAGGGCTTTTACTTTGTCCGAACTTGAATTTTTATTTTCCGAATCGTTCATTTTTAAGACTCCTTATTTGCCGTTGACGCCGTTTTTTAAGTTCTTGGCTGACGTAAATTTAACAACGTTATGGGCAACATAATTTCTTCGCCGGTACGTGGATTGTGGTCGGGTCTTTCTTTATGTTCAACAACTGCAAAATTACCGAAATCTGCAACTTCAACACTGCCGCCGCTGATTAACATTTCTTTTATTTCATACAAAAAAGCGTTGCAAACATCAGCAACAGTTTTTTTATCCTGTTTTGTGCTGTCTGCAACTGTTTTTATAATTTCAGCTTTCGTCATTTTTAGCCTTCCTCTCAAAACGGAACGTCTATGTCATTTTTATCCTGCTCGCCGCTGTCATAATTTTCCGCGTCGCTGTCTGAATTGTCTTTGCGTTTACTGTCGCCAAACTCGATACTTTCAACAATGACATCGTAACTTGTACGCTTGTTGCCGTCTTTGTCGGTGTAGTTGCTTGCTTGAAGTCTGCCCTCAATAATTGCGCGTCTGCCCTTGTCAAAATACTGGTTGCAAAATTCGGCAGTCTTGCCAAATGCTACGACGTTGAAAAAATCAACTTCATCTTTAGCAAAACGCTTGACGGCTATTCCGAACTTTACAACAGTTGCCTTGTCGTATACCTTAAGCTCGGGGGCGCGTGTTAAGTTGCCGCTCAAAAAAATCTTATTCATACCTTACCTCAATTCAGCAACGGCAATGTAGGTTCAATGTATTTTGCAAATTGACTGACGCTTAAAATAAACGCGCTTTCAATTCTTGCAAAATGTTTATCTTCGTCCATACCTTTCAAAAGGATATTGCCTATCAGATTTTCTACCTGCTGACAGATTAAAAGTTGTTTAGGAGTTGCGGTAGGTCTGCCGCCGTTTACAATCCCCGCACACTGATTAGCTAAGACAGTAAATTTGCTGTACAATTTTTCCTGTGGTCTGTTATCGCCTTGACCGCGTGCATACAAAATAAAAAGCTGTACAACTGCAGTAAAACTTTTGCGCGTGCTGATATTTTCTTGGCGAATTGCATTAACGGGCGAAGGCAGAGCGGCAACGGGCGCAACAGTTTTAACAGTGTATGTTCCTGTTTGTCTGATTGACGGAATAACTTTATTTGCAAGCCAACCTTGAAAACCTTCAGCATTTGGGTTATCTGCTTTCATCGCAAGGCGGTAAAACATATTTTCGGGGATATAGTCATTTTCTCCGACGGCGGCAGGATAACCGAATTTCTTCAGCAGGCGGTTAATCTTTGTTAAGCGAATAGAGCCGTCATTCTTCAAAAATCCTAAGCCTACCGCAATATCTGCAACGTTCAAATAAACCGTGTTGCCTTCAGCGTAGCCGCGCATTTGTCCGAATTTCTTTTTGCTGAATACCTGTATATTCATAGTATCACTCCTTATAGTAACTGTTTGTAAAATCAACCATATCTGCGCACATATCGCCGAACTTGTCAGGGAACTCACGCATATAATCTTGAATACCGTTTTTGGACGGCGAAATAATGACTGCTTTAATAAAATCAGCAATGGTATCGAGTTTTTGAAAAATATCCATACGCAGGACAATTTCAGACTGCGCCGCCTGCAACCTTGCCAATTCTTTTTTAGTTTCGTCATAGTCGGCAGGCGTTACAATTTCGACGGGTTTATTTGCAAGTTGTTTCTGCAGTGCGTCAATTTTATTTTGAAGTTGCACTTTAGCTTTTTTGAGTTGCTGATAATCATTCGGTTCAACCGTAATTGGCTTTTGATTCTCAAGCTGTTCCTGAAGAATATCCCTTTCAACGTGATATTGAGTAGCAAGTTTATCGACGGCGTCAATTTTAGCTTGAAGTCTGCCGTTTTCTGCTTGAAGTTTTTGATTATCTTTGTCTAACTGTTCAATTTTCGCCTTGTACTTTTTGATTTCTTCGCGTTCCTGCTTAACCGTCATATTCTCAACGGGATTACCTTCCGCCGCTTTTTCTGCGATAAAATCTTCTTCCGTACCTTCAGGAAGTGCTAACATTTGAATTAACTGTGAATATCCCAAATGTGCAAACGTTTGCACATTTGAAAAACGCTCTGCTATTTGCATAAATTGCGCCGCTGAACGATAGCTAAGATTGAAATTTTCTCTCAACCAATCTTGCCATTCGCCGTGCGGCAATTTCTTTTTGATAGCGATAAGGCGTTTGCCGAACTCAACGGCGTTTTGTCCCATTTGTACATAATAGAATTTAGCTTCCATAGTAAGTTGTTCGATTGACAGCGCGTCAAGTTCCGTTGCGGGCGTCGCCGCGTTTGTTGTAGTTAATGCAGTTTCCGAATTTGCGGTTGTCGGCGTTGTCGCCGCCGCGTTTTCGTTTTCCGTTGAAAATAAACTGCCTTGTTGTTGTTTTTTGGTGGTCATTGTACCTAACCTCCTTAAAAAAATTAACGCCTGAAAACGGCGTCATAATCAGCAGAACAATCAAAATCAAAAAGGCAAATCTTCTGCCGAATCGAGAAAATCTTCAACCGCCTGTATTGACGGCAAAATTTCCCAATTTGCAATGTTGCCTGCGTCATCAACGAGAATAAAACCGCGTGTAACAACTTCAATCTGCAAGCCTTGCCGAAAAGCTTTTAAGTGTACGCGCTCCAATGTTGCCACCAATTCGGGAAAACCGTCCAAATTTGCGGTTACAAGCAGTTGACGATAGGGCGGCAGATTTTTTAATTTCAGCAACAATTCAAGTGTTTCAGCTGACAGCGGTTTTTGCTTAAGCCAATATTCAAAACTGCCCTTGAGTGCAAGCGTGAACCCTTCGCCGAGCTTTTGAACTTCCAGAAAATTTTGTGCCGCCAAATTAGACAGATAGCCAATTTGGCTAAGCGTCTCAAGTTTTTTTGCGTTCGCCAATTCAATCACTTCTCTTAAGACTTAAAATCCCATTGGATTTATAGTGTAATTTTATCATACAGAAAAAATTTTTGCAATAAAAAAGCCGCCGAATTGGCGGCAATTTTTATTTTATATCTGCTATTACTCGGTCGTCTAAATCCTCTGCAGTTGCACCTTGAAAAATTTCGTGGAAAAAATCCCTAAAATGATATGAGTACTTAGTACTAAATAAAGTTTCTGCCGTTTTCTCAACCATTTTTATAAGTGATTCTGCGTCCGATATTTTTAATGTCATTTTTTTTGGTTTTACACTAAATATTTTGTCATCCGAATGCAAAAAATTTAACTCAAAACTTACTAAATATGCTCCGTCGACAGTCTCTACTTCGCACTCTGCCTTTTGTAATATTTTAATAGCGCGTTGCAGTCGATACTCAAAAATTTTGTTGTCAACGTTTGGTACTTTGTCTGAAAAATCATTTTCGCCCGTCAAGCTTACAACTGAAACTCTTAAAATTTCAGCAAGCAGGAAAACTTTTTCAAGCAACGGGGCTTGTACTCCATTTTCATATTTTGCAATAGCTGAAGGGCTGACGCCTAATTTTTCTGCAAGCTCCTTTCTGCTGACGCCTTTTTCAAGCCTGATTCTTTTCAGATTTTCGCCTAAAACCTGCGCGACGGTTCGTTTGTCTTTCATAAAATCACTCCCTCGACAATATTTTAAATCATTTTGCCAATTTTGAAAATTCGTCGTAGTGAATGTGCAAGCAAGCATAAGCAGTAAGCAAACTTGCCACGCCGTCAATTTTATCAATCTGCCTGTTAGCTTTTTTGGGTAAAATCCCGCCGTCCTTTGTTTCCTCAACGCCGCAATTCGTCATACACCATTTTAAGATAGGGTTATTTTGATAAATTACGCGCTTTGCTTGCAGGTCTGCTCCTAACATTTGCATTGCAGGGCTTAAATATTTAGGTTGCTGATAGATTTTCTTTAGCCGGAAACCTGCCGCCGTCATTTCCTGCCCCCAATATCCCGCGCTGTAAGGGTCGAAGGCAACAAGCATTGGCGTTATCTCGTAGTCATTCAGCATTTCTAAAAACCATTCTGTAACGCAGTGATAGTCAACCGTGTTTCCTTTGCATAGCCGCAAATATCCTTGTTCGTGCCATTTGTCGTACGGGATTTTTTCAACCTGTACGCGCTGATAAAATCCCTCTTCCGGTAACCAATACATTTGAGTTACATAGCGCGTTTCTTCCTCGTCAAGCATTAGCAAACTTGCGCAGGTCAAGTCCCTGCAAATAGACAAGTCCACGCCGCCTATTGCATAAGCTCCTTGAAACTTCGATAACTCAAAAGTTGCAGGGTTGTTTATATCCTCGAAGGATAACCACGCGGCGGAAGTATTGCAGATAACGTTAAAATCTTTTGTAAGCAAGCCGTTTAGTTCCTGCGGGCTTTGAGCCGCGCGCTTAACTTTTGACTGCAAGTCGTCAAGCCTTTTGATAACACCTAGCGCAGGATTTGATTTAATCCAATTTGCCGGTTCTTGCCACTCGGCGCGGTTATCTAATTCGTACAGGATAGGCAAAAAATTTTTATCGTCAATCGTACCGTCTGCAACACCTTTTGCATATTCGTATAAATCATCGAAGATACTTTCCCGCAATGTTCCCGCCGTCGTGATTGTGATGAAAAGCGGTTGCCTTCGCGCAGATTGGCTTTGCTTCAAAACTTCGTAAATTTCCCTGCCTTTGACGCCGTGCGCCTCGTCCAAAATTACTAAGTGCGCGTTTAAGCCGTCAAGTGTATTTGAGTTTTTCCCTAAAGGTTGAAACTTTGAAAAACTTGTTTTTACGTACAAGTCATTTTTGCGCTTTTTGATATAGTCTGACAGTTCCGGCGATTGTTGTACCATATTGCAACATTCATCAAAAATTAATTTGGCTTGGTCTTTTTTCGTGGCGATTGAATAAATCTCCGCGCCGTCTTCCCCATCAGCAAGCAAACAATATAAGGCAATACCTGCAAGCAGGGTTGACTTTCCATTTTTCCTGCTGACATAGAAAAAAGCTTCACGAAAACGCCGCCTGCCCTGCTTGTCGACAAATCCGAATAGCGCAGATAAAAAAGCTTTCTGAAATAGTTCAAGCTTGATTGGTTGCCCCGCCCATTCACCCTTAGAATTTCGGCAAAATGTCTCAATAAATGTAATTGGGCGTTCGGCTAGCTCGGCGTCAAAGTGATAACCGTTTTTCGGCTTGACACTTTCGGCGGCTAATGTTGCATATACCCGCTTTAAACGCTTTGAGGCGGCTATTTTGCCCTGTTCAAGTGCTTTGTTATACTTCTTTATCCAATTCATAGTCAACCCCCCTTAAAAACGCCTTAGCGGGGTTTTCCTGCCTCCTAGTCTATGCGCTAGGCGTCCTTCCCTAAAATTTCAAAAGGCGGGGGGATTAAATTTTTTCAATCGCCGCCTTCGCCGCCTTAAATTCCAAAATTCCTTTCGGTTCCCGCGCGTCAACAACATTACCGCTTGACGAAAAAACCGCTCCTACCTGCTGAAAATGCTCGTGTTCCAAATTGTGGCAAGCTTGACATAAACACTCAAGATTTGCGAAGTTGTATGCAATTTCGGCGTTGCTGACATTTTCCGGCGTCAAGTATTTTTTGTGATGACAGATTGTCGCAGGTTGCCCGCAACGTTCGCAAATGTAATTCTTGCTTTCCATATAAGCCCGCCGAATACGTAACCACTTTTTAGAGTTGTAGACTTTCTGTCCTGCGCGATCATTCTTCATAGCCCTAAATCCTCAATAAGTTTATCAGTGTCATTATCCGTCATAAATTTTGCGCCGCTGTCAATGAGTTTTCCGTCGCTGTCAAAAATCGGTATGTGCCCTGCAACAAATGAGCCCTTTGTTTCCGGCGCAGAAATTGTTTCAGCTTTAAATTTTAAGGTGATTAGCAATGAATTAATCGTTCTATCAATCGTGCCGTATGGTTCGTCCGGCAAATAAAATTTCCGAATTAAAAATTGTTCCAATAATTGGCAAAGTGGCTCGGTTGGTTGCTTATCGACAGGATAACCCGTGCGCTCGTAAATGTAGTGCGGCAAAATGTTTGTTATTGCCGCTATTCGGTTATCTTCGTAGTTGGTGTCAATCCTCAAAATATCTTTTGCTAATTCAAGCGTCATATTTTCGCCGCCTTTCTAAGACTGCTCGCGCAGGTTTCAAAAACCGAGACGTCTCGGTTTTTGGCAACTTGAAAAACGTTTTTCACTTTGCGCGGCAAGCCTTTGGTATGAGAAAAATTTTAGCTTTGCAGATTTTGACTTAAAAGCACAAATGCTTCTTTGACTAACGGCTTGCAGTCTGCTATTGCTATTGCGCGGTAGTCAATCAAGCCGCTTTTGAATGAACTTTCACGGCTTGTCTCAATCATTATACCTTGCGGCAGATTGTACGCCATATATTTAAAGTTGCCAAAAATAACGTCGCCGTCTGCAATGTTATCGTCGATTATTACGGGAAAACCCAAAATTTTACCTATACCTTCATTTTGTAAATCTTGAATAAAAAGCGGGCGGTTGTTGTTGTCTTGCAAGTGATAAAAAACCGTCCAAAGTGTACGGTTATTCATTGCGAATTTTGCGCCGTTTGCATAACCGCGTTTGAGCTTTGAAATTGCTTGTACAATCATTGAATAATTTATATTTCGCGCAGTTGTCGTTGTTTGCCCGCTGACAACTGCCGTCTCGGAATAGGCAACCGTATTATCACTGTCGAAGATTGACATTAAGCCTTTGCCTTCTCCTTCGCCCGTTCCGTTTAACAGGGAATATTCGATTGTGTCTAAAACAGAATTGCGCAATTCTTCAATCAAGTAACTTTCAAACGCCGAAATTGTCATTGCCTGCGCCTTCAATGACATTGAAAAAATCTTGATAATTTCGTTGCCCGCAAATGTTACGCTGGTTTCTGTAGAAATTTTTTCGCTGTCGACTGCCGCGCCTTCTGCGTGCCAACTTGCCCGCGTTGCAGGTGTAGCTACGGGAACTGAAATATTTGAAGGAATTGAAAATGCCCTGCATTCGGCAAGTAAGCCGCCTTGCGTTCTCGCCTTGCTGATAATTTCGTTAAGCGTCTGAGTAGGAATTAACGCCGCGCTGTTCGTCGAAGTGTTGAACTCGCCCGCGCGTTTTTCAAACTTCGCCCGCGCAATTTTCATAGCCCTTGTCTCTACCGAATTTAATTTTTTGCCCTGCAAAGTTTTATAAAAACCCGTGCGGTATTCTTCGCTAGACAAAACTTTCTCTTCATCAAGCGGCGTTGCTGATTCAGTGTCCGCCGTTTCAATCAAATTTAAAAGTGTCGTTTTTGCATTGTTCAACAATCCTTGCGCCTCCTCAATGTTAAGTTTTGCTTGCTTCATTCCTTCAAGTTCAATATTGAGTGATTTAACGTCCGCGCCGTCTGCTGAAAGTTCGGTTTCAATTTCTGCCGCGCGTTTTTCAATCTGCGCGATTGTCTTTTGATTGTAAAAGTTAAATGCTTGTGCTACATTCTCAAATTTCATTTTCAAAACTCCTTTGTTTCGTGCTTCAACCGTTGTATCAGAATACGCAGGATAGGGCACTACTGAACATTCGTAAATTTTGCCTATTCGCCGAATAATCCGCTGATTCTTTACCCAAATATCTTTCTCGACAGTGAAGGCGAAACTGCAGCCGCGCAGGTCGCCGCGCTTGACACTTTCATAAATCGCCTTGCCCTCCTCTGTTGCCGGTAATTCGGCAATAAATTTCAAGCCGTGCGGGTCAATTTCAAGTTTCAATGTTTGCGGCGTCCGCGCTAAAGGTATTCGGTTTATATCGTGGTTATAAAACAGTGCTACGTCCGAAATATCAGTTTCACTTAAAGCGTCGCGCAGGATTATTTCTTCAAAGTCTCCTACTTTCGCCGGTGTATCAAAAACAACTGCGTAGCCCTCAAGAATCAGCGGCTTGTCTGTTGTCTTCATTAATGCTGCGCGGCTTTCTATTTTCTGTATCATTGATTTTCCCTGCCCTTGCCATTTGATATTCAGTCGCCCTGTCGGCGTCAACTACATTCAAAGTTTGTAAGCGTTTATCGCCGCCTTCAATCGGCGCAATGTTCAAAACTTCTAAGCCTTGATTGATTGTCAAAAGTCCTAAAGGCAACAACTCTTTAAGTAAATTGATTTTAGTTTCATTACTACTAAATTGCAGTCTGCCGCTTTCAAAAATTATTTGGTTGCCGAATGCTTGCTCCCTGCTACTAAAAATTTTGCGCGTAAATTCTAACGAAAGTTGAACTGCAACAGGTTCAATCACTGATTCATAAAAAGCCGAATATTCGTCCTCGCTGTAGGAACTGTTGACGATTTTTTCTGAAATTCCCAAATACGAATAAATTTTGTCTTTCGTCGCCTGAAGTTGCCCGTTGTCAAGTTGCGGCGCAGGATTATTCAGCGGAACATATTCCACCGTGTTGTCAAGTATAGCTAGCCCGCCGGAATTTGAAATTGAAAGATAATCCTTGACAAAATTTTCTCGTATTTTTTGAGCGTCTTTCGCCTTTGTCGTTTGTACCAATTTCAACAAGCCGCGCAATGCGCCGCCGTTTTTTATCGCTGAAATTATCCCCTCGTTTTGAGTGTGCGCCATTTCAAGCGCAGTATCAAGCGCGCGGTTATCGTCGCCCAAAAACTCGTTGCCGTTGAAGTGCCGCCGAATGTGTATCAAGTCCGAATACTTAAATTGCGTTTTTTTGCCGTTGCGAAAGATAAAGGCAACATACAATTTGCCGCTTTCGTCCATAAGCATTTGTGCATTTGTGTAATTGACAGGATAAATCCCCGCCAATTTCCCGCCTTCGCCCCAATCTAAAACTGCAAATGCATTGTTGTACAGAAAATATTGTGTAACTAATTTGTAAAGCAGATCATATGCAGTCATATATTCGTTGGGCGAAACTTGCAACAAGTGATTTATTCGGCGGTCGTCTGCAGGGTGTCTTTGCCCGCCGCTTGTCACAACGTGTACACCTTTCAACTTTCCTGCATTGCGGGCGATTGCGTCAACTCCTGCGCGGTACAAGTCATTTGCATAAGCGTTGCCCGTCCACGCCGTAAACTGCGCCGCCGGTAAATTGATTGTCTGCAATGTTGTTTCTTTCGGCGGCTCTCGCCCAAAAATTTTTAAAATGAAATTGAACATTTGCGCTCCTTTCTTTCTCCACTCGTGGCGAAAAATTTTTCTGCTGTTGTCCCCACTCGTGGTGACAAATTTTCTTTTTGTCCGCACTCGTGCGGTTGTGAAGATGTGTGCAATTTTGCACAAATGTTTTAAATGGCGTCAGTAAGCCATACCCCAAATTTGAGGAATGGCGTAAATACGCCAATGTTTCAAGAATCACGATTTTTTTTGGCTAAGTTACGGCGTAAGGTTTCACGTCGTCGAAGTCCCTTTCAAATGAAATAACGCCGTCAAATATTTCTTTGTACCAATTTGCAAGCTCCCTGCTTACAGTAATTGCCGCTTGTTCGCAGCGGGGATTTGTATTCACATTTGCGCTTGATTCTATTACCGCGTCAAATTTATCTCCTAAAAGTACCATTATTTTTGAGTGGTTTCTAAACATACAAACGCGCCCGCCTAATTCCCTGCAAAGTTCTTTAAGTTCTTCATACTGCTTGCGATATGACGCCTTGAAAATTTCGCCTATGTAAAAATCCACGCGGTCAATATAGCCGTTTTCTATCCACTGCCTAATTTCTGCAATGTCTTCTGACGCAATACACCAGGAACTGATAAGCGCGTAAAAAATGTGCTGTTGCTTAACGATAAGCCGAAAATAAGTCAAGCTGTCAACGTCGCCCCAACTCAAGCAATGATAGGTTACGCCTTCTTTGAAGTGCCACTCCAACTCTTTTTCAAGTGCAAGCTCTGAAAGTACGCGGCGCATCGCGTGCTGATTTTTGGTTTTCTTGACTTTTACTGATTTACAGGCGTTTAAATCTTCGCCTTTTTCTTCGCCGCCGCTAAATAAAGCGTCAAGATTTGCCGTCATTTTGCTAAAGTCGTACGCCATTATTTGCCCCTCGACAGAAATTTTGCCATTAAATCTTTAGCGTTCGGAACTGCGCCGCGTGCGGTATTGTCTCTAACAACCGAATAAATTTCCTTCCAAATTATTTTCGCCGCCCGCAAATAGTCTAATGACATTTTGATAAACGGCGTTGTTATTGGCTCGCCCGTTGTCGGGTGTTTCGATAAAAAGCCTGTATCACTTATGATTTTTTCGCACTGTATGTGCCTTGATAAAGTTTGGGCGTAACTCTCAACAAGCTGTGCTGATACTGCCTTTTCGCAGTTGCAAGCTTTTAAAAAGTCGAAAACTTCATTGTAAATTTCACTCGCGCAGGGGTCGCCGCCCATTTTCTGCTCCGCTGAAATATATTCTTTCGGCGGCGGCGGTTCAAATTCTGTCGGCGGAATAAATTCCATCGCTTTTTTCTTTGTCATTTTCTATCAACTCCTAAATTTTTAACCTCCCTAAATTTGAGCTTTGGCTTGCTGACGCCATTTGTAGGCTTTTAAGGTATAAGTAAAAATTTCACTAATTTTTGAATTAGTCAAAGTCTTTTAGCGTCATTCTGCGAAAGTCAAATTTATACTTTTTCCCCTTTAAATGGTATGCATAAAAGTTATAATTGTTTTTCGCGTCCTGTCGCCATTTGTTGAATTTTGAGTGGAGTTTTAGTGTAGTTTCGGTGTAAAAGTTTAGTGTAGTTTCAGTGTAGTTTTGATTTCACTTTTACACTCAACAAACGGCGTAACTACAAGGCGCAGTGTAGAAAGTGTAAAAAGTGTAGGTTTTCAGAGATTTCAAACAACCATAAATTAGACACTTTTATTTTTCCCTTTTTTTTTCTTTCTTGACTTTTTGACAAACGTGTTTGTAGCAGGTTCAGAAAAAGCTACACTTCTTACACTTCTTACACTACGGCGCGTCCTGACGCCGTTTTTTCGGTGTAGTTTTGTTTTCACTTTTACACTTTCTACACTATCACTTTTACACTTTCTACACTCAAAACTACACTGACTACGATAAAACGGTTAAAACGGTACGTCCACTTCTGGTTCGTCAATCAAAGTTTGTTGTTCGTGTGCGTCGTTCCAGCCTACCCCGCAAAACCAAAACGGACCGTTAATTCTCTCATACCTGATACCGTCCAATTTCTGAATCATAGTGGTAAGTGCGCGGTCGGATAAGCCGCGTGTTTCTTTTGGGTATTCGTCCTGCAACGCTTTCAAAAATTCCTTACGCGCAATTTTTAAATTTCTGCCGCGCGTGCAATGTTCGCTGATAAATTCGGCGATAAAGTCTTGTGAACTGATATATTGGTTTACAGCGTCTTTCATTAAGCTTGATTCAATCAATCCTGATTTACCTGTAGCAACGGTGTTGTACCACGCCATAGCCTCACGCACTAAATAAGCAAGCATAGCTGAACGGCAGGACGGCTCCAACAACTTTTTCTTTAAATTGGGGTCTGCGCGTTGTCTAAAATCCTGCGCGAAAATAATTCTTTGCAAGCGGCGCAAAATGCCCGGGTCGTGAACGTCCCCAATTTCGGGCAAGTTATTACCGCTGAAAATCATTGTGTGTGTCGGGTCTTCAATGACGCTGTATTCTTCAAACATTTTTCTAATTGGTATTCTGTCTCCGCCTGTAAGCAGTTTAATTTTGGCGGGGTTGAGTTTGACGTTGGGCGGTATTTCCTCGCTGATTGCAACACGTGTACCTAAAAGCATATTGTAGGCAGTAGTAGCGGCGTTTGCGTCAATCTTGGAATTAAGCAGAATACCTTCAATAGGGAAGGAACAACCATAATTATTAACGATATTCATAATCAGCCCCGTAAAAGTGCCTTTGCCGTTGCCGCCTGTGCCGTCCATAAACAGGAATTTTTCCTCTCTACATTCGCCCGTTATTGCGTAGCCGAAAAAGCGCAGAAGTGCGGCGCGTGATTCTTCGTCCGGTTGAACTTCCTTCAAAAATTTGTCTAGTGTAGCATCGTGATAATCAACACTGATAAAATCAGCGCGTGCAATTTTTGAAAAGTGGGCAAAATCTGAAAGTTGGTGTGCGCCGTCAATGTCAATGCAGGGCGCGTGTTGATAAGTTTTGCCCGTCTCTAAGTCAACCACGCAGTTTTGACAGTTCAAAAGATTTTTATGTTTGTTAAAATCTTCGGTGCTGATAGTGATTGACTCATCGTATTTCACCGTCGTAATGGCGGGCGAATATTTGCGTTGATTGGTAAAGGCGGCGGCAACTTCCCTATCGCCTGAAGTTTTAGCATTGGCGGTTAAAATGTCGGCGGCTTTTTTGACTTCAGCATTAAGCGCGGTATTTTTGCTGTTAGAGTTAATGTGCCACGTGCCGTCGGTGCGGTTGTAATTCGCCCAACGGTCACAATCTGAAAGGTAACGTACATTGTCGCCCAATAAATTTTTGAGAATGTAAGCAAAACGGCGGGCATTTGCTAAATCGTTTGTCCCTACAAGATCATGAAAGATTTTTTTGTAGTGGTTGTCGTCCAAAAACAACGCAGAAGGATTAAGCAACTCGGCGGCTTCATCGGCGGCAATTTTTTTAACAGCGTCTGCAAAGTTTGAATCATTGCGCTTGAAAATATCTGTTAAGGCGTGTCTCAATTCGTCCTCGCCCTGTTGTTGCAAAATATTATTGGCGTCAAGTTTTTCTTCGCCGTCCGAAAGAAAGTCAAACACGGCAGGATAACCGCGCTTGATAAATTCTTTACAAAGTGTAAGCGCGTTTGTTTCGCCCGCCTTGTCATTATCAAAAAGAATGAGAATGTAAGGTTTTTTGCCTGTAGTGGCAGAAACATTTTCTAACACGTCTAAAATTTCTTTGAGAATATCTTTACCGACTGCCGCGCCTAAAGTGGCAATAGCAACACGTGAAGTAGTACCGAAAACTTGATTGATTGACATAGCGTCAATCTCGCCTTCAACGATTATTACTGCTTGAGTGTCCACTGTGATGCACTCGGCGGCGAAAGGGTGTTTCTTTCCTTCGTGCGGTTTTTCTTTGATATATTGAAAGTCTGGCGCGTCTTTGAAAGTTTCAAGCGATACAGTTAAACGCGCCAAGTAATGTTCGCCTGCAGGTATAATGACGCGGGGAGTCGGTGTAGCGTTGTACCCGTTAAGGCGTGAAGTTGTGTTTGTCCAGTTTGCAACGTATTTGCAGTGGTAGCGGCGCAATGTCTCAATAGTTAAGCCGCGCCATTTGCTGTTGTCGTCAACCAAATTTTCAAGATTATCTCCCTGCGAAGTGTCAATATCTGCTTTAATTAAATCATTTGCTGTCATTTTGCGTTTTTTCACTTCCTCATAATAAATTCCAAGATCAGCGGCGGCGCGTTTTAAAATGTCGGTAAAATCTGCGCCTGTAGTCTGCAAGCCGTAATACTGCGCTAAAATGCTAAGGTTATTAAATTTAGCGTCGCAAGAGAAACAATGCCATTTCCACAAGCCGTCTTGCAATATCGGCTTTACGCCGTCGCCTGTCTTGCCGTGTGTGCCGTTGCCGCAAAACGGGCAAACATAGGATTTACCGTCTTTAGCTAAGGCAATGACGCCGCGTGTCAATAAAGTTTCGGGCGCAATAGCTAAAATTTCAGATTTTAAATCGACCATTTGTTTTACACTCCTTTACAAAATAGAAAAGGCGTGCTACAATACCGTTATAAATATTGACAGTTTTGGTTGGTAACACGCCTGAAGTTGTTACAATTTTTTTTGCGTAAAATTATTTAGTTTAAATTACTCCTCATAATAAGAATTAGTAAAATCAACCATATCTGCGCACATATCGCCGAACTTGTCAGGGAACTCACGCATATAATCTTGAATACCGTTTTTGGACGGCGAAATAATGACTGCTTTAATAAAATCAGCAATGGTATCGAGTT